AGAAGATGAAGCAAATCCTGGGATTGACTCAAGGATAGTTGCTACACTTGGAGAAGTTACGATGAAGTTTGCACCACCACGTAAAGTCTTTTGGTGAATTTTGTTACTAACTTTCTGCATTTTAGTACCTAAAGTTTGGAACCACTGACCTTGTGTATTAAAGAAATCTAGGTCATTATTCCAAGCTGTTTTACCTGCATTCAAGTAGTTGTTGTTTTTAGCTGACCAGTACTCATCTGCAGCAGATGCATCTTGAATCAACATGTCGATTACTTCGAGGTCAATTTCCAATGCAATGTACTCGCTCATGATTGAAGTCAATTCAGCTTCAGCATCCAAAGATTGGTATGCGTTCAAATCTTGAGCAAATTCTGGTGTCCATTGTGCTTTCAACTTACGAGTTTTAGCAACAATAGCCTCAGATTTCATTTGGATATTAATTTGTGGAATAGCTAGATTATCAGCAGCTGTAGATTCAGCATTTGGATAACCAGCACCATTGTTATCTTCAAAATCACCACGGAAATTATCTTGAGTGGCCATATTGTAGAACAATGTACGAGCAACAACACCACCTGTTAACGTATCTGAATTAAAAATAAATTTTAAATCAGTACCATCATAAGAAGTGTATTGTGGTAACAAGTTATTAACTGTAGCACCATTACCTGTTAATGCAAATGCACGAACACCTTTAGTATCAATTGAATGAGATAATGCTGAAAGATTTGCAGCAGATACAGTAATTGAGGAAAGTTCACCAGCAGCTACAGAAGCTGATAATGTTGCATCATAATCTACATCACTCCAAAGTACTGAACCAGTAGCAATAGTGAATGATTGTGAGAATTGGTTGATTGAGTAAGCAAAACGACCAGCACCGTAAAGACCTTGTGAAGGATCTGCACCGTTAGCTGGGTTTGTGTTACCGTACATTGAAGAGCTAGCAGCATAAGTGTCACCAGCAGGACCAAAGTTTCCGATAGGAGCAACTTTATCTTGACCATATTGGAAATCTAGGAAAAATACTAGACCTGAAGGTAGGTTCATTGGCTGTACAGAAACGAATTCTTTAGATGATAAAGAACCGAATACTTTACGTACCAATGGAAGAGCTACACCAGCCCATTGCTCACCTTGTCCTACAACAAAATTAGCTCCACCTTGGTTTGTAGAAGATTGCTCAACAACAAGTTGTTTTGCTTGGTTTTCGAGGATCATAGCCATGTTGTTTTTTTCAACTTCGCTATTCAATCCTTCTAATAATCCCGTTTTGCCCCATTTTGCGGACATACGAGCTGCGTCGCTTTGCATGTTTTTGTAACTGCCAGCTGCGCTTTCTAAAAGAGAATTAATGTTTGACATTTTTCTGTTTTTGTTTTAAGTTTAAAATTAAATAATTCCTGCCAATTTTTGCATTCTTAAGAATGCCTCGTTTGACTCTACGATTGGTTGTTTAGTTACTGGTGTAACTGTTGCTTTAGAAGCTCTACCTAGGTTTTCTTTAATGGTTTCTTTTTTAACTTTAATACCCTCGTTTAAAGTTTCAAATACCATTTTTACTTCACCTACTGTAGTTGCTTTGTCAAAAGAACTTAACACTTTCACTTTTTGATTTTCGTTCAAATTTTTAGATTTGAAGATTTTGTTTGTGTAAAGAAGTTTAGCATTCAACAAGTTGATCTCGTTCAATTCAGACTTAAGAGCTTCGATAGTTTTCATAGCTTCAGCTAATTCATCTTTCATGGTTTCATCAATTCCTTGAGTTGCTCTTTGAGCTGCTGAAAAGGATGGTTTAAATCCTTCACCGTATCCTAATACACGATCTAATTCCTTCATTCTTTCTCTAAAGTAAGCATCTGGAACGTCTGAGCGAGATGAGGATTTTAGGTAAGCAAAGAAATCATCACGAATTGGTTTTGCAGCTTCACGTTTAGAGTCAACATCAGTAGCAGCTTCAATAGCAGCCATTTCATCAGAATATTTTCCTGAAGCTATTGCTTGTTCGAGCCATTTTTGTTCGCCTCCTTTAAAGATATTCTGGACACCTTTTTTAATTGAGTCTATAAATCCTTCTTCTACTTGCTTGTCTTCCATTTCTTCGATTTCTCTTAATAATTCTGCTAGATCGACTTCTTCTTCGTCTTCCATGCCTACTTCTTCTTCGCCTTCTTCTCCGGCTTCGAGTTCACCTGACGCGATCATATCTTTAATTACATCTTCGATAATGTTTTTAAGATCTTCATCTGTCATGTCTTCGAGGTCAAGTGGTTCACCTTCATCTTCACCTTCTTCAGATTCTTCTTCCTCTTCTTCAGATTTTTCTTCCTCTTCTTCGGCTTCGTAAAGGCCTTCCGCTGTTTCCTCTTCTTCTAGCTCGCGTAAAAGCTCTTCTAAATCAATTTCTTCCATTGTTTTATCTTCATCTTCTTCCATGTATGAAGCTTCTTCCATGTTATCCATGTCTTTAGCTTCTTCCATTTTATCATCTTCAGATTTACCGTACATTTCCTCCATTTCTTCTTTTTCCATTTCTTGAAGTTTTGCGGTAAACATTGCTTGAACTTGAGGTGCGAAGGCTTCTTCTAGAGCGGCTTTTGCATTTGCGATAGCAGTTTCTTTAACAGCTTTAGCATCTGCGATTGCTTCTTTAAGCAAATCTCTGTTTGTTGCCATTTTTCCTAAATTAAGTTGTTGGGAAAATACGTTTATTGAGAAACGTAATAGATTTTTTTATATCGATGCCACATATAGATGTGAGGGGGGTGGCATATTCGTATTATATGTATATTACTATATTACTAAAGTCGCAAGGATAAAAAAAGCCCTCAAAAAGAGGGCTAATTTTTCACCGGTTTGCATATTTTAAAATATAGGACATGTGCCTTTAGCACATAATATTTCGGTAATAAGTGTGTTTGTACGTGCGTATTGATCTAAATATGTAGTACGTGATTCGTTTAATGCACCATTTTTCATCCATGAATCTGGGTTAGATGGGTTGGAAACTAAATCCCAAGTGAGTAGTTCAAAGTCATCTTGTACTTCCATTACTTCACCCATTTGTTTTAATGAACCCATTCCACGAGAAGAAATACCAATGATTAAGCCATTTTTAACTAATGCACCTGCAATACGACCTGATGTAGTACCTAAATCACCCATATCAGAGAATATTTCTATTTTACCATATATTTCATCACCTCTCCACCATATTTCACGAATGGCATGTGATGCATTTTTAAGGTTAATTACTTGCGAATCAGGATGGTCTAACTCACCTACCGTTTCGGTAGATTTCATTTGAATTTTGCGTGTAAAATTGTCGATTTCACGTTCCCACAATTCACGTTTGTAATAGCGACCATTACCATTTTTTACTTCTACAGTAGCAATTATCCCTTCAACAAAAACGTTTCCGTTTTTGCTCATACCCTCAACCAATTTCATTGGTTTTGGATCAAAATGTCTGGTTTCTATTAAGAGTTGTTTGCTCATTTTTAATTATCTTCTTCAGTGTCTAGTTCTCCACTTTGGCCAATATCTGAATTTTTTTCCCATTCAAGGTAATTTCTTAAATTTTCTTGGTCTTCATCTGAAAGATTTGGGTAGTTAGATAGAATAGAATCAATGCTTTCTCCAGCTTTTAATCTTTCATTAGCATTTTTAATATATCCAGGAGTTTCTTCTTCAAGAGTATCAGTTTCGTCAATTACTTCTTTAGATTCGGATTTTTTACCTTTAAATTTCGACATCATTTTCTCGATTTTTTTACGAGCTACTTCTAGTTTTTTAATGTCTTTTTCAAGTTCTTTTACTTTTTTCTTGTCAGTTAAGGCTTTCATATCCTCATCCTCGTCAAGTTTACCAAGTTTTGAACGTCTGTGGTCGATTAAAGCGTCAATTTTATCTAATTTAGCTTGTAGTACTTCGTGTTCTGCTTCTTTGTTGATATCAGCTAAATCTTTTTCTACACTTTCACGTAAATCTTCTTTTACATAATTTGGGTTTGGTACTTTAATTACTAAACTTCCGTTTTGATTTAAAGTAGCATTATTAAGAAGTTTGTATAATTCAGTAACTCCTTCTTTTGTTGGCAATTGTTTTTCTCCTCCAATATTATTAGCGTCAGTTAAGTAATTTTTTAAATCTGAAGGGATATCAATTCCAAGTTTACTTAAGTTATCAGTTGTTTTACCTAAATTTTTAGATGAAATAGGAACCAATCTAGCACGAATAGCAATTCCAGCAATTTCTTCTGGGTTAGATGGGCTTCTTAGAATTCTTAAGTGTTGATTTTTTCTAAGTGAATCGATTATTGCAGGATCAATATAAGTGGTTTTAAAAGGTTGTGGATCTCTTTCGTTTCTTTCTTTATCGCTTTTTACAGGGTTAATGTTTACTAATTGATAGGCTTCTTCTAATTCAGCATCAATCATTTCACGAATTACTTCGCGTAATGTTTGTTCTTCTTTAGTAAAGCCTTTTGTCCAGCTCATATCAAGAACATCCTTTACTTCTTCTTCCTCATCACCATCATAGTATTCTACTTCATCTTCTTTAAGTTTTTCTTTAAGTCGGTCTTTTAATCCTTCTATACCTTTAGTTTTAGCAATAGAATCAACTACCATAGGGCTAATCCCCATCTGTATTAATTTATCTTTAAGATCATTTTCAGTTTCTATACCTTCTTTTAAATCACCGTAGCCAGAAGATTTGTATTTGCCTTTTGGTTCTTTAGGTTCACCTAAACCAGGTGCTTCAGTTACATATCCTAAATCTTTAACACCAAATTGACCATTTTTTGTATAATAAATTGGATCTTTTTCTAAGTTTTTAAATACGAT